GAGGATCCAGATAATCCTTCTTCCAATACTGAATTTAAGATTGTACAAGTTGGAACAAACATAGCTAAAAGCTACACCGAACTTAGCCCGCAAGCCATCACTGGGATATCTGGAAATGGTACCTCTATAACTATTAGTTTTGCGGAAAATGATTTTGCAGCCGGGCAGGTAATTAAAGTTTCTTCTGTCAATCCTTCTGCCTACAACGGAACTTACACAATTATTACTGCAGACAATGACTCTATAACCGTTGGTGGAACAACTACCGCTCCGTATGTGTCTGGCGGAACTGTAGGGACAGCCTTCACTGCAACTGCAAGACGTAGGGCTTCTGTTACGTATGGAACTTATGGAGAGTTTTCTACTCTGGGAGATATCGGATTAGATCTAAGCTACAACGACCAATTTAGTTCCAATCGCGAAGCCAACCCAATTATTAGAGGGTTTGAGCTAAAAACTGTTGCTGAAATTTTTGAGGAGTACTCCACCAAACCTACTGGTTTTGAATATCGAGTAGATTGTGAGTACGATCAGGTCACTAACAGCTTTAAAAAATATTTTAAATTTTTACCTTTAATTCCTGCTAGCTTGACTGATTACTTGGAAGAACAAGGAAGTGGCTACTCTGGCCCAATTCCAGCAAGTGCTTATGGAGCTAATAGCTTAATTTTTGAGTTTCCGGGGAACATACTCGAGGCTCAATTTGAGGAAAATGCTGAGGAGTCTGCCACCAGATTTTTTGTTCAAGGAAGAGATGAAAGACTTTCTTCCGACGCAAGCCAGCCATATTCTGCGGCCTCTAATCATAAACTACTGAGGCAGGGTTGGCCCATTTTGGATCAGTCGGAAGATTTAGATTCTGCAGATGAAACTGTTTTGTGGAAGCAAGCTTCTAGACTTTTAGAGGAGTCAGTTCCACCAATTAGTACATTTACTATTTCAGTAAATGGTTCTGCTAATCCTAAGCTTGGAACTTATAATCCGGGAGACTGGTGCTCGGTAAAATTAAATGATGATTTTGTTGCTCTGAGGGCAGATAGCTACTTGGAGCAAGACTATGGAACGGACGCGGGAGTGCTAGTTAGAAAAATAGTTTCTTACTCTGTCTCAATTCCAGACTCGCCTAGCTACCCGGAAGAAGTTTCTTTAGAGCTAATTACAGAACCATCTGTACCAATATCTGGAGTGACAATTATAGACGGAAAGGCTTTCAATGGGAATTAGAAGACGTAGGAGAAAACTTACGACTCTAATGAGTCGTTTAGATCAACGCGTGAAAGCCGTAGAACTTAGACCAGTTAGCTTTCTAACTTCCGATCAAGTTGCTGCAGCTGTGGAGGCTGGAGAGGCCGTCGAGGTCCCCGAATCCGTAGTAAGTGCTAATGCCCCTTTCCAGTGGAGAAGAGTGGAAGATGCATGGTTGTATCCAAAAGCTCTAACTGGATTAGCGGAAGACAGAGTGGAAATATACTCGCAGTCTGATTTAAATTTAGCGGTTGGGGAAAGACTTCATGTTTCGGGAGTACACTGGGCGTCCAATCTTGAAGTAGATTCAACGGGAGACAACTTTACAGTAAAACAAGTAGACACTCCGCCTTGGACAGGAAGAAGCTACAGACACGACCCTACCCAGGATCAGCTAGCTGGTGTCACTATTACCAACACGTATTCTTATAAGCCTGATACCCAGGCTCCTACGACGTGGGCTAGTCGAAGACGGTTTCAAACAAGAAGACTGGTAGATTATTTTTCGATAACTGGCACTACAGTCACCTTGACAATGAACGCCACTCATCACTTTAAAGCTGACGACATTATTTTTGTTGACATATTTAACGAAGATTCTAGGGCTTATGGTCTTGACGGGCTTTTTAGAATTGATTCTGTTACGGATACAACAATTGTTTACACGTTGGCTGCTGGTGTCGTAACTCCTACTGGTAACGTCACCCCTGACGATCCAGTCTATGTTTTTCCAGTAGCAAGAAAGTATGCTGCTGTAGGATCTACATGGGCCGATACAACCACAGATAAAATTTATTTTTGGGACGGCATCCGTTGGGTAGATTCATCCACGGCTTCGTTGCCTGGTGATGGTGACCCGCCAAATCCTCCAACAGCATTTAATCTTACTGAAACACCAAAAGTGGCTGGAGCTGATTACCAAGCTTACTCGGAAATCGTTGCTACTTGGACTCCACCAACAACCAGTGAATCTGGTAATCCCATAACTGACCTACTTGGTTACATATTTAATTGGAGGGAAAGTACTTCAGCTCCCTGGGGCCCAGACGTAGAGTTTGAGGATCCAACTCTAACTACTTTTACTTTTGGTCCGGCCTACAAGTTTTTACCTGGTAATACTTACTATTTTAAATTACGTGCCTATGACTCCGGCAATGAAAAGTCTAATGCAGTCACTGACAGCATTACAACCACGCAAAAAACAGGCGATCACACTAACTACCAGCCAACTAATCCGGTAGCCACCAGCAGACTGGGCACCATAACAGTTACTTGGGATGGAAATCTAAAGACTGGCCCTAGTACAACCATTGCGGCTCAGGCTGACATTGTTGTAATGAAAATCTATGTTTCAACGACTCCTGGATTTACTCCAGGGCCAGCTAACCTAGCCTTGAGTACTAGAGTCTTTGGTGCTGATGGTGGTTTTGATGTTCTAACTGATCTCAACTACAATACCTCTTACTACATCAGAATATCTTTGGTAGATACCTCTGGCGTAGAGGGTCAATACTCCGAGCAAGTTACCGCCCAAGTTTCCCCTCTTGTAGATACAGATCTTGTCTACGCCGCACTGAGCGAGTGGCCATTTAACGGTGGAGTTGTTCCTGCTGGTGCTTTGGCTAATGGTGCAATAAATGCGTCTACTCTTTTTGGTCCCGGAGTTGTGGTTCAAAATGCTATAGCGGCAAACGCCATCGGAGCGGACCAAATTGCAGCCGGAGCTATTATTGCTGGAAAAATTGGTGCTGATGCTGTCACCTCAAATACCATAGCTACGGGTGCTATTACAGCGGGCAAAATTGACACTAATGCTGTCACTGCAGATAAAATTGATGCAGGCGCTGTAACTGCCGTAAAGATTGATGCTGGAGCTGTCGAAGCCGATAAAATTGATGCCGGTGCGGTTACGGCAGGAAAACTTGCCGCTGATTTAGTTCTTTCTAGTGTTATTAGAACGGCTCCTGCCGGTAGTCAAAGAATTGAAATTAGGGGGGCTGGTACCGGCTTAGGCGATCCCGGTATTTTTGCATTTGATGGCCTAGGTGGAACTAAGTTTAGATTTTATGGCAATGGTGATGCATATTTAGACGATGTCTACATTGATACTGCCAGACTCACTGGATCTCTTACCGCCTCTGGAAGCATAACCAGCACTGGTGGCAACATTCAAACTGGTTCCAGCGGAAAGCGCGTAGTTTTAGATGGAGGCACCGATTCTTTAGTATTTTATGGATCAGATAATGCTGAAAAAGGTGAAGTTTCTGCTGGGTCTACTAATTTAGTTTTAAATGGTAATAGTGGAATAGCTTTTCAGACTGGCGGAGTAACAATATTTAGCGTCAATTCTTCTGGAATTTCCCTATCTCCGGGAGAAACATTTAACAGTAATTTGGATGTAGTTGGAATTGTTACAGCCACCCAATCTATTCAAGCAGACACCTTTGTTCGTAGCGGCGTTGGTACCGGCAACTGGGCAACCATGGGGTCTAATGGGACTATCACGTCCACCGGGTCGATTACCTCTGGGTCAACCGTAGTAGTTGGAACCATGACAATCTCTACCACTAACCCGATAGTTCGTTGGAATGGCTCCGGACTTGCACTAAACGTAACTTCTTCTGACCGAAGAATTAAGTCTCAAATAGAAACTATATCCGAGGGACTTTCTATTGTAAATCAACTGAATCCAGTGACCTTTGACTCTTTAGTGGATGACATTGATAAGCGTCTTCCTGGATTCATTGCTCAGGAGGTGCAAGAAGTATTTAGTTCTGATTTAGGAATAGTAGGGGAAATATCAGTAGAATCAGTTGAAACTGATATAGATTTAAGTGAAGGGCCACTAAAAACCCTAGACTACCAGAGCCTTATTCCATACCTAACAAAAGCCATTCAGGAGCTTTCCCAGCAAACTACTGAATTACAGGCTAGAATAACATCACTAGAAGGACAATAAAATGACAGAAAATACAGAAAATACAGAAAATAACGAAAAAGTTAGCGTAGATCTTTCTATAGTTCTAAACGTTACAAGACAGAAACTAGTGACAGCTACTTTAGTTAATACAGAACTCGAGGCTTTGGTTTTGGAGCTAAGAAGCAGAATCGCTGAGCTAGAAAAAAACATCTAATGCTAGAAGTAAGAGATGGAGATCGAACTCTCCAATTTAACGGCACCCTACTAGCCAAGTCCACGTCGGAGCGTAGGGGCGCTTATCGTTGGATAGAGTTCGAACTCTACAAAACCGAAAGTGGATCTTATATTCTTTCTCGAGTTGGGGTCTCTCTTATATTTCACGGGGCTGCCTGCGATCTGGTCTCAAAGTACAAACTAAATGAAAGTGCGTCCAGTAATCTTTCCAAAAACGCTGTGCCCTGCGAAGAGTGTCAGCCCGACAGAAGCTTGGATTTAGTTTTTCCCGAAAAATACCGTCATTGGGCTCAGGTCAGCGACATGCCCGAAACTGTAGTCGATGCCCTCTACAAATATGACGAAAAAACTGGATCTTATTATTTGACCAGTGTCGCTGAGCGGTTATTGCAACAAGCCGCTAAAGTTGACTCCAAAATAGCAGAAGCCTATAATGTTCAAGTAATTCCTTAATAGCACCAAAGAAAGACATAAATGACACAAGAACTAGACGGGGTTCAGCTCCACCTAGTTGATACGGTGGAGAAAGCCAGCGAGTTTATCTCTTGGCTAGGAGAGCGGCGTCCACTAAATGCCATCGCAATTGACACCGAAACTGGTGAACTTCCTGGCAACCATAAAAGCCATGCCCTGTCACCCTGGCACGGTCGATTGCGCCTAGTCCAAGTCGGAGATGCTAGGCAGGGGTGGGCTATCCCTTGGGATGACTGGAAGGGCGTTTTCTACAATGCCATGGATAGATTTGATGGGCCGATCGTCTGCCACAACATAGCGTTCGAAGCTAAATGGTTTGATCAGCAATCAAGTTGGAAGATGCCTTGGCACCGCGCCCATGACACAATGTTGATGGCAAAAATTATTGATCCGCTTGGTTCTGGTGCGCTAAAAACTCTTACTGAATCTTTTGTTGATGCTAGAGCTGCCGCGCTACAAACAGTTCTAGATAGCAGTCTTTTGGATAATGGATGGACTTGGGGTACGGTCCCAATAAAGTTTGAGCCTTACTGGTCCTACGGCGCTTTAGACCCAGTGTTAACTATGAAACTTTTTGAGCGCTTCTGGGACCACTGCGCTCCCGGTAAACCCTACAGTTACGCCTACGAGCTTGAAATGAATACCCGCAGAATTGCCACCAAAATGGAACTTAACGGAGCTCGACTAGATCTTGACTACTCAAAGAAAAAATATGAAGAGCTAATTAAATACACCGACGAGGTTGCTAAGTGGGCAAAGACTAGCTATGGAATTGGTATTGGTAGTAACCAACAGTTAGTGGCCCAGTTTGAGATCATGGGTGTAGACATTACTGAGCGAACAGAGAAAGGCCAAAAATCTGCTAATGCCGATCAGCTCAAGTTGATTGCTAGAGATGGAAATGACGAAGCAAAACAGTTAGCAACTTCAACAATTAACTATCGTCAAGCTCTAAAACTGGCAAATACTTATTTTTCAAATTTTATTAACGACAACATAAATGGCTACGTTCACCCGTCCATCAACACGATGGGCGCTCGTACTGGACGTATGTCTATCCAGAACCCTGCACTGCAAACTCTCCCAAAGGGTGATGACACTGTCCGCCGTGCATTCCTACCAAAAGACGATGACCACGTAATCGTGACCTCTGACCTTGATCAGGTTGAGTTTCGTATGTTTGCGTCACTTTCGCAGGACCCAAATTTAATTCAACTATTCAATAGAGCAGATGCAACTGGCTCTGATCCATTTACTGAAATTGGCCGTGAGGTTTATCAGGACCCAGCTATGCAGAAATCTGATAAAAGACGTGCCCTTATTAAGGGAGTTGTTTATGGACGTCTATATGGAGCAGGTGTGGCAAAGCAAGCACTTACAGCAGGAGTTCCGGAGGATCAGATGCGAGCTGTGTCTAATGCTTTTGATGAGAGCTACCCTGGAATGCAGCGGTTCCAGAAAGCAGTTGAGCAGCGTGGGCTAATGCGACTTGAAGCTGAGGGCCAGGGATATGTAAATACTTGGACCGGTCGTAGACTACCTTGCGACGAGGATCGCGTTTATACTCTCGTAAACTACCTGATTCAGGGCGGTGCCGCAGAGGTATTCAAAGCAAATCTAGTAAAGCTTGATCAGCAGGATTTGACAGATTTGCTAATTGTTCCGGTTCACGATGAAATTGTGTTAAATGCCCCTAAGGCAGAAGCAGAGGAAATTAAGCAATTAGTGAGAAAGTGTATGACAACTACCGATGGCTGGTCTGTCCCCCTAACAGCGGACGTAGACGGCCCCCTAGCAAACTGGGGCGCTAAGTATGCCTAGGTACATTTTGGCTATCGATCCAGGGAAGGTCACTGGAATGGCCCTATTTAGCCTAGAATCGGCTTCTGAGCCAGTTTTAGAGTGGTCTAAGGAGTTAGAACAAGACGAGGTTGCCGAGGCCGTACGGGGCGTTTTATGGGCTCCTGAGAAGCGTTTTCAGCTGGACGTTGTCTGTGAGCGGTTCATAATTAATCTACAGACAGCCAAGAACTCCCAGGCTCCCTATTCTCTAGAAGTTATTGGCATTATTAAGCAGTGCCTAAAGGATAACGGGCGTCCAATGGATGACATTTTCTTCCAAGCTCCCGCCGATGCTATGACTATGTTTGACAACAAGAAGCTTAAGAAACTAGAATACTGGCACGTAGGGGGCGACGGGCACGCGTTAGACGCGATCCGACACGCCCTACTAAGATGTATCAAAATTGGTTGGAAACCAATAAGATTGCTTGAAAAGTAGTTATTATCAAAAAAATAAGTACAACTAGCACTTTTTTCTGATAATATATTCTAGTAACGAATGGAGGCCCGACTTGGGCGTTTACGTGGAGTTAGAGAACGACCACATAATTATTAATGCTGAATGGCGACTAAAAGAAGTTTGTCGATCGCTACCAGGCTCCAGATGGGACTCAGACAAGAATGTCTGGCGTATTCCCGTTTCTTGGACTGGTTGCCTGTCTCTGCGCTCCACTTTCGGGCAACAACTTGAGATTGGCCCAAAGTTAGCTGAATGGGCCACCAACGAAAAAATAAATAGAATTGACCCTTCAAATCTACTTCGTGATCTTGAAATGTCTGAAATAGGTGATGAAGATTTGTTCCCACATCAGCGTGCGGGGGTGGATTTTCTAGTTAAAGCTAAACGCGCTCTTCTAGCAGACGAGCCTGGTCTTGGAAAAACTGCTCAGGCTATTAGAGCACTGAAGAGACTTAAAGAGAGTGGAGAGGATGTTTTTCCTGCACTAATAGTGTGCCCAAATACTTTAAAAACAAACTGGGAACGAGAATTTGATCGCTGGTGGCCTGGAGTCGATGTTCAGGTAATTAAAGGTTCCGCCACCCAAAGGCGAAAAGCTTTTGAGCACGAGGCCCAGGTCTATGTCATTAACTGGGAGTCACTAAGAACTCACTCAAGGTTGGAATCTTATGGTCCGATTGCTCTAGCCCACTGTACAGAATGTGGGGGGCATGACTCCAAAATCACTCCCGCCCGCTGCGAAGTTCATAAGCGTGAATTAAACAACATTCCATTCAAGGCAGTTGTTGCGGACGAAATTCACAGATCAAAAGACCCAAAATCAAAGCAGACTAGAGCTCTATGGTCAGCTTCTGGTAAAGCCGAAATTAGATTTGCTTTGACTGGGACCCCAATAGCAAATGATGTTGTAGACCTATGGCCAATCCTTCATTGGCTCGACTCCAAAGAGTGGCCAAGTAAGACTAAATGGATTGACCGCTATGTAAACACTTTTCCAAATGCTTTTGGGGCACTAATGGTGCTTGGGTTAAAACCAGCTATGGAAACGGAATTCTTTGCAGGTATAAATCCACGTATGCGTCGCATGCTCAAGGTTAGAGTGCTCCCTTGGCTTCCTGAAGTAATTCATGACCGCCGAGATGTAGAAATGGGCGCAAAGCAAGAAAAAGCATATAATCAAATGCTAGACAACATGATGGCAATGCTTGAAAGTAGTTCTAGTTTTGAGCTAGACGGTGAAATTCAAGAAGATGACTATTCCGGCGATCTAGTCGTAGCAACCAATCCAATGGTTCAGATGGGCAGATTAATTCAGTTTGCCAGCGCGTATGGCCAGATAGAACTAACCGAGACCGGTGAAAAAATGATATTGTCAGACCCCTCTTGTAAAGTTGATGCTCTTATGGATGACATCAGTAATGGTGACTTTGGAGATGACTCGGTTGCGGTATGTGCTGTATCTAGACAGCTAATAGAACTCCTAAGCGCTCAAATGACTAAAGTTGGGATTAAGCACGGTCTAATTACTGGGTCTCAGAATGAATTTGAGCGTCAGCAAGCAATCGATGATTTTCAGTCTGGCCGAACAAAATGGATTTTATTCACCGCCCAGGCTGGCGGTGTAGGTGTGACCCTAACTGCTGCCAGAAGACTAGTTATGCTGCAACGCCCTTGGTCTTTGGTGGACTATAAGCAGGCACTAGACAGAGTTCACAGAATTGGGTCTGAAATACACGACTCAATAATCATTACAGATTATGTAACAGAGGGTACCGTAGAGCAAAAAGTTATTGACACGCTGGGGACCAAAGATTATAATTTCCAGCAAATAGTAAAAGACAAAGATCAGCTTCTAAAGCTACTTAAGGACAAATAATGACATCAGCAGCAGAGCCAGTAAGAATCTCTAATTCGGAGATTCAAACATTTAAAGACTGCCGTAGACGCTGGTGGTTTACATATTACCGAAGACTACGTCCAAAGGTAGAAGAGTTTACCGGAGCATTAGCTTTAGGATCAAGAATTCACGAAGCTTTAGATATGTATTATTCGAAGGGTACACCTCTACTTGACGCTCACGCCGAGCTAGTCAAGAGAGACATGAAAGTTCTTAATGATGAGTATCGCGACACTTCTAACCTAGAGACAGAGGCTGAGCTTGGCAGGGTGATGCTAGAGGGCTATCTAGAGTGGGTAGAACTAAATGGTATCGACGCCGAGCTGGAAATGATTTCTACAGAAGAAGTTATTGAGCGCCCGATGCTTGACGGTCGTGTTACTCTTCAGGGAAAAATCGACATGCGCGTGCGTCGAAAAATTGATGGTGCTCGTATGTTTCGCGACTTCAAAACGGTTGGTGGATCATTTGCTGACTTTGGATCTATTGCTCACATGAATGAGCAGGTTTTAACATACATGCTTCTAGAGGAGGCACAAAACCAAGAAGGTGAACGAGCCGATGGAGCTATCTTTACGATGCTTCGTAAAGTTAAACGCGGTGCTTATGCTAAACCACCGTTTTATGACCAGATTGAAGTTCGTCACAATAAGTTTGCTCTCCGTTCATTTTATGAGCGCCTGGAAGGCACGCTGGATGACATCATGCGAGTGCGTGATGCCCTAGATGCCGGTGAGAGCCACTTCCGCCACGTATACCCGAAACCAAGCCGGGATTGTAAGTGGAAGTGCCAATTCTTCGCTATTTGCCCGTTGGTTGACGACGGAAGCGCCGCAGAGGCTGCAATTAGCGATGCGTTTGTGGTCGCCGACCCTTACGGATACTACGGAATAGAAAAAGAGAAGGGAAGTGAGTAATGTCTAATGCAGTGGATCGCAGCTTAACAATTATGGTTTATGGCGAATCCAAGGTTGGTAAGTCCAGCTTTGCAGTAACGGCACCATACCCACGCCTAATGCTTGACGTTGAAGGTGGACATCGATTCCTCCCAATCAACATCAAGTACTGGGACCCCCTGACCGAAGAACCGCCACTTGCTGATGGCACTTGGGACACAGTTGTAGTTAAGGTAAATAGCTACGACATTGTTATCAAGGCTTTCCAGTGGCTTCAGTCAGGCAAACACCAATTCAAGTCCTTGATCATTGACTCCATCTCGGAGCTCCAGGTCAAGTGCATGGAGAACATTGCCGGTACGGAGCAAATGAAGATGCAACAGTGGGGCGAGCTTCTTCGCCACATGGGCGCACTTCTTCGTGATCTTCGTGACTTGACAATGCACCCTACTCAGCCTCTTGAGGCTGTAGTACTGACCGCTATGGCGCGTAAGGGACAGGATGGCGTTTATCGTCCTTACCTACAAGGCCAGCTAGCGATTCAGGCCCCATATTTCTACGACATTCTTGGAGCAATTACTGTGGAGACGGAACCAAATCCAGATCCACTACAGCCTCCGTACAAGGTGCGACGCATGTATGTTGAGCGTACGCCAGAGTATGAAGCTGGTGAGCGCGTCCAGGGACGTCTAGGTAAAGTAGTACAGCAGCAAGACCTTGGGGTCGAGCGCATGCTGGACATGGTCTTCGGCGAAAAGAAGACAGATACAACAACTAAGAAAGCAGGATAAAACCTATGACTACGGTCAATTTCGCAGCGCTAGTCCAGAAAGCTGGAGACGCGGCTGCAAAAGCTAACTACGAACCTCTACCAGAAGGAACTTACGAGTTCAAGGTAATCGAGGCCTCGGCTACTGTTGCTTCTACTGGAAAGCTTATGTTTAAGCTAACCAATGAGGTTCAGGGCGGCCCCCACGACAAACGTCGTGTTTGGGATCAGTGGGTAGTTTCGCCTGAAAACGAAACTGCTATGGACATTTTCTTTGCAAAGGGCGCGGCACTGGGCCTAACCAAGGAATATTGGCTAGCAGATCCATCACCAGCTCAGGTAGAACAAGCCCTTCTCGGAAGAACTTTCCGCGGTAAGGTTGTTTTAAGTACCTACCAGGGCAAAACTGGCAACAATATCAAGAGCTACTCTGCTTCTTCTGGCGCAGCTAGGGGCATTGCCTCTGCGCCAGCAATGGCAGCTCCAGCTCCAGCTCCAGCACCGGCACCGGCACCGGCACCAGCACCAGCCTCACCAGTTGCTCAAACTGGAGATGCTCCTTTCTAACAATTGATGCGGGGTGCTTAATTAGCACCCCGCTCAACTAAATTTGGAACCTCAATGAAAATTTTATTTACTGGGATGGGCTCCCATCACTGCAAAAAACCAAGTAACTTTAGTTTTTTTAATATTTTAGATTCTGTACTTTCTGAGTATGCAGACATAACCTGGTCATCCCCCAGTTTTTCTTGGACTAAAGATGATTTAGAAAAATACGACCACATTATATTTGGATTTTTACCGCCAACTTCACTAAGTGCAAACAAGCTTTATGGTGCCCTACATGTTCTAGGCCTAATGTTTAACTCCCCAAAAATTAAATTAGTTGTAGACAGTCCCCAAGTTTGGCAGTACAAAAATAGCATAAATGCTTCTTTAAAAAATCCGTCTATACTTTTTGGCAGTTTTTATTCGAAGCGCGAGGGATACAACACCGTCTCAAAAAATCCAAGCATAGTTGAAAAAGCTATTGCTCATATGTTGGTTTCCGATTGGCCGACAATTATTTACCCGGGGCTGCCTTGGAATAGTGATGAAAAAGTTTCAACTGCCCTAGGATTTGGAGATAGTTCTAATACGTTTGGTGTTAATTTTGATGGACTTTTTATTGATCCAGAAGTACCAAGAATTGGTCGAAAAGACTACTGGGCAGTAGAAAATATCAAAAATAGCTGGGTAGATCATATAAACAAATCCACTGTTTTCCCCAAACAACCGACCAAGGCCGGCAAAAAGACAGATGATACCTATGCTCTAGATGTCATTAGGAATGGCATGGGACTAATTATTCCACCCCAAGAAAGAAATTTGATTACTTGGTGGAACTATAGAATAATTCAAGCCTTTAATACATCTACTCCCATTGTTACAGATTGGAATGAAACAACAAATTTTGCTGATAGTTGGTCGCTTTTGCCCTATCAAGTAGAAGACATGTCACCGTCGCAGAGGCAGCAATTGGCCTCTACCCAGCGGGGCGTGTACCTAGAATCACTTCCGTCAATAAATGAGCTTGGGTCTGAAGTCGAAAAAATTCTGGTAGGATCTAGATTGGAGAGGTTATAAATGCCCGAGATAGACAAGAAATGGGTAGCTGAGCAGCTACAAGCAGCCAAGGTAAAAGTTGGCTCCGGTAAAGCAATAATGAAATTGCTAGACACTTGGTCTGAATTGCCAGATCTAAGCGAACCAATGATCAAAGAAATTTTAACAGTATTCCCTAAATTGGCTGTTGGCCACGCAATCAAAGAAGAAGAAAGTGAAGATGACTACACCTGGATACAACTACAGCCAGGACAGATTGTCGTTGGAGACATCGTCCGAGTTAAGGCAGATGCTTTCTCAGACAAGCTCGGACCCATCCACAACGGGCGCCGCGGCACAGTGGTTGCAGTTCGTTATGGAGACGTCATCTTCAACGACACCGACGGAAAAAAGCCAGAACTTAGGGGCGTCCACTACTCCCCGTACAAACTAGAGAAGCGTATAAGGAAGCAGTAATGCGAACTAGCTTTGAGCTAAAAATTCTTGCCCACAGCCTAGATAAGGCAAAAAAGACTGCAGTAGCAGAAGTTGGTAGATTTCTTGGCGTTCCAGAAGATGAAGTAGAAGACAAAGTTTCCCTAGAGCTTAAAGTTTCCTATCCAGAGGCTGAAAGCGTCCCAGATATCGAGCAATCCGTAGAAGCGGGCATTTTTCAGGTAATTGT